CGACACGCGCACCGGCNCATGGCCGGTCATGCGGTACACAATGCCGCTGCCGGTGCGGGTCTGGCCGATCCAGAACACCGAGTCGGCCGCGACGATGCAGGCATCCTTGCCGACGCAGCCGACGTCGACCTGTGCCGAGTTGTAGCGCGCGAACGGGAACATCGCGCCGCCGCTGTTGCCCCAGATCTCGGTGGTGTACAGGCCGAGCAGGATCAGCTCGCGGTGCAGCACCAGGGCGCTGACGATGTTGTCCGGCTGGGCATCTGCCGACGAGAAGTCGAGCGCATCCATCGTGCTGGCGTCGTCGAGCGCGGTGATATAGAACTGGTCGGTGCCGGGCGCGACGAAGATCGTGTAGCCGTCGATGAAGCCGACCGACTTCGAGCCGCGCCAGCCCTCCGAGGTGATCGGCGCGATCGCGTTGCTGGCCAGGTTGAACACGTCGCCGCCAGTGCCGCCGACGATCACCAGCTGGGTGTTGTTGTGCGCCATGTTGACCACGCCGGCGCCGCTCGACAGCGTGCCGCGGTTGACGGCGGCGCCGTCGATGATCTCGAGCAGCGCGCCGCCGGCGGCGACGAACCAGCGGCCCTCGACGTTACGCTGGCCACGCACCTCGGCGCCCAGCGACAGGTAGGCTGCCAGCCCGGGCGCAGATACCTGGGTCAGGGTGCGCGTCTCGCCCAGGCCTTCGACCTGCTCAAGGTAGCAGTTGATCGCCGTCTGCACCGCCGCCTTGCGGTCGTCCAGGTGGTAGCTCGGGCCGATGCAAGGGATGTAGTTGCGGCCGGCCATCAGTTCCACCCATTCAGGATGTTGCTGCTGTCGCAGCGTGGTGACAGCGGGTTCACCGAAAGGATGGCCGGGAGCACGTTGTTTGCCACGTTGAACAGCGCCTTCTTCTCGGCCATGAGCAAGCTGGGCGTTACGCCGCCGAGCAGGGCCGGCGCCAGAGCGACCGCCAGCGACGCCGCCAGGGCGCCTTGGTAGCCGGACGGCACCACGTTGGCGGTGTCGAGGTCGGAGAAGCTGGCGACCGGCAGCAAGTCGCGGCGCGCGCTCCAGTCATCGGCGATTGCGTTGAGCCGGCGCAGGCACACGGCCGCCAGGTCGGCGTCGAGGGCCTCGCCCGGCGCGAGGCGGTTCATCGCCTCGAGCGCGAGCGTGATGATGGTGCGGGCCGTCGTCATGGCTTACTCGGCCGCTTTTTTCTTGCTGCCGGCCGCTTCTGGCGCCGGGACGAAAGCCGGGCCATAGCCCTTGTCGGTCAGATCCTTGTGCTCGTCTTCGTCGTTCGCGACGGCAAAGCCGATGCCCTTGACCAGTTGCATATTGAGTGGGTACACGGTGATTCTCCTGAAATGGATGGGGAAGCGGGGCCAGCCTTGCGAGCCGGCCCCGGGCCTGCTTTAGTTGGTACGGCGCACCGCGAAGTTCGGCAGCGTCACGGCAGCACCCCAGAGGATGTCGAAGCGGCTGACGAACTTGTTGTTGGTGATGTCGTAGCCGCGCACGAAGCGCAGCGACACGCCGCCCTCGTCGGCCATCGATGCCTGGTAGGCCATGTCCATGCCGCCCGGCAGTTCCTGCTTGGGCGAGACGAAGGTGATCGCGTCACGGTGCCACACCATGTTCTGGGTGTAGGTCGTGTTGGCGGCGCCCGAGGTCACCGTCAGCGCGGCGCCTGCGTTCGGGCGCGCCGTCACGTTCTGGTAGGCGCCGCCGGCGATGATCGCCGGGCTGCACACGATGGTGGCGTTGCCGCCGGCATCCGACGAGACGGCAGCCGTCACCAGGAAGGACTGCAGCACGCCGGTCGACTGCTTGGTCTCGGGATTGACCGAGAACACGCCGGCCAGCGTGAAGGTGTCGCCCTGGTTCAGGCGCAGCGCGGCAGCGGCGGTCCAGCCGTTGGTCACCAGGCTGGTGGTGGCCGCATACGGGTTGTCGGTGGCGCCGGCATTGGTGATGCCCTGGCCTGCGCCGTTCACCACCGGTGCGCCGCCCAGCGGGCCGACGGTGTGCGACGGCACGTTCTGCGACATCGCGATGTCGAGGCCGGCGCCGGTCTTGATGATGCCGGTCTTGTACTGCTCGCCCAGCACTTCCTTGTTGTTGAACAGGCCAGCCAGGCCCGCGACGATGGTCGCGTTCGCGCCAGGCTCGATGGCAGCCATGCGCATGCCGTCGCGCGGCACGCTCATGCGGTCCAGGGGCACACCGGCCTGCAGCAGGTCGGCGAAGGTGGCCGGCGGGGTGCCAGGCGTGCCGACGATCTGGTGTGCACCGTTTTTCAGGATGTTGCCGAGGTTGTAGTCGAGGATCGCCGCCAGCTTCAGGCCGGCCGGTTTGAGGTAGCGCTCCTTGAACGCCTTGCTAACCTTGCCGTCGCCGCCGATCGAGGTGGCCAGTTCGGTCGAGCCAACCGCGAAGTCGAGACCCAGCAGCGGCTGCAGGGTCACGTCGGTGCTGCGCTCGGTGACGTCTTGCACGTTGGCGGTCTCGCCGGTGCGGTGGGTGAACTGGACCGGGGCGCGGGCGCTGACTTTCTGGCCAGGCTTGAGCTCCTTCTCCCACGAATCCTTGTAGTCCGAATTCATGTTGCCCAGGAATGCCGAGCTGTTGTGCGCGATGCGCAGCACTTCGTTGGTGACGACCTGCGAAGTGACGAGTGCGTTTGCCATGTGAGGCTCCTATTTAGCGTTGTGCCCGTTCCTGGGCATTTGCCCAGGCGATGTAGGCCTTGGTGTTGGATGGGTCCGGCATGCCGTTGGGCACACCGCCGCCGCGCGCCGGCTCGAGGGGCGAGGGCGCATTGCTTGGCTTGGGCTTCGCGCTGGCTTTCTCGGCGTCGAGCTTTCCCTCAAGCTTGGCGATCGCGCGCCCGGCCTGAACAGCTGTCATCTTCGAAAGGCGGTCCGCTTCGTCCGCATTGTCGGGGTCGGTCAGGTATTCGATGACCGCCTTCGGGTTGTCGGCGTGGAAGATCGCGTCGGTGGCAGGCTTGGGCATGCCGCTGCGATCCGCGAGGCCACCGAAGGCCTCGTCCAGCTCGGCCGAAAGGGTGTCGAACTTTTCCGGGCCCCATTCCTTGGCCAGCGTTGTGACCACCCCATGGCGACGCTCGGCCTCGGCCTGCTGCTCGGTCATCGATGGTGCAAGCTGGCGTGCTTGCGCTTCGATCTGCCGCTGCAGTTCGGCGCGGGTCAGCGTCACGGGCTCGTCGTCGTCCGCCTGGCTGGGTTGCTGCTGCTGTGCTGCCGCCGCAGGCGTGGCCGCCCGCAGCTCGTACTTCTGGCGCGTCAGGTTGTCGACGCGGCGGCGCAGGCGGTCGATCTCGCGCTGCTCGGGCGTCTTTTCCTTTTTCGCTTCCGTCCCCGGCTCTTTGCCTTCGCCTTCGCCAGCGCCGGCGGCAGTGCCTTCGCCCGGGTTGCCCGGGTTGAATTCGTGCTCGGCGCCGTTGTTTGCGGTCTCGCCCGCCGCGGCGGGTGCGCCGCCAGTTGGCGATGCGGTTTGATTAGGGTCCAAAGTCATGCTCCTTGTGGTGGGTCAGGCAAAGAAAAACCCGCGCTTGGCGGGTTCGGTGGGGTTGCTGGCTGCTCCAATGCAGCTGGATCGTCTGTCTGTTCGGGCGCCGGATCGGGCGGCGCCGGCGCTGCGGCCTGCTGCTGCTCCACCGGCTGTGCGACCGGCTGCGACGCCTCGGATGGCAACGGGGCAGCGTGGCTCAGCATGGTGTCGACCGTCTGCGCGACCATCAACTGGATCTGCTCGGGCGTCATCGCCGAGCTGGTCAGCTGCAGGCGTTTCGTTTCCGCGTCGTAGGCCTTGATGTCGAGCTCGCGCTCCTTCGTGCGCAGTTCCTCGCTCTTGTCCTGCAACTGCTGCTGCGCCTGGTCGGCTTCGGCCTGCGCTTCGTGCGCGTGCTGGATCGCTTCCTGCAGCGCCTTCTGGGCCTGCTGTACCTGCTGCATCATTTGCTCGGGCTTCGGCTGCTTGCCGGCGTCCGGATTGAGGATCGACTGCACCTGCGGCGGCGCCATCGCAGTCAGCACCTGGGCCAGCTTCTCGGCGTGCGGGATGTCGAGGTTCTGGGCCCATAGCGGCGCGATCGCCGGCGTCATTTCCGGGTTGTTACGCATCACTTCGCCGAGCGCTGCCTGCGCCTGGCTGCGCTGCGTGCTGAAGCTCGCGCCTACCACCACCCGCACGTCGTACTGGCCGACGTTCGGGTTGATGATCACGCCCTGGTCGGCTTGCTGCACGGCCTGCTGCTGTTTTGGGTCGATCGTCACGCTGCCCGGCTTCATGTCGATTCCCATGATGCGCTGCTGGCGTTTGGTGTCGATCAGCTTGGTCGACATCTGCACGACGATGCGCCCGACCTGTCCCAGCGACGAAGCTAGGTTCTGCGGGAAGTGCGACGTGCTGGCCTCGCCCTGCTGCTTGCGCGCGTCGATCGCCACGCCGGAAGATTCGTTGCTCGGTGCGCCCAGGTTGGCTTGGTACATGCCGATGGTCGCCTCGAGGTCGTGCAACGCTTCCTGCGCGCCGAGGATGTGGTTCTGCAGGTTGACCGCGATGTTCGGGCGGGTCGGTGCGGATACCGGCTGGCCGCTCTCGTCGACGTCGTTGTAGGGCAGGTAGGCGCGCGAATCGATCGAGGCGCGGTCCCACAACGCCTCGAGGCCGCGGATCGCGCGCACCGATGCCATGAACGGCGCTTTCGGCGCGCTGCCCATGAAGGCCAGCTCCTCCGACTTGTGATAGTTGTACGCGCGCTGCGGGTTCATCGCGCGGCGGGGAATGCCGCAGTACTTCAGGCGACCATCGGTCACGCCCCAGTAACCGTACACCGGGACGATGCCGATTGCGTCGGCCGGGTACAGCGCCTCGCTGCCGTCCGCGTTCTTTGCCGTGTCGAGGATCTCCGCACCGCTCATCGTGCGCCACTTCACGCACTGGACCTTCTCTTTGTAGTTGCGCACGAACAGCAGCTGGCGGCCGGCTGCCTGGCAGGCTGCGTGGTAGTCGTCCTCCGGCCCGCTGGTCTCCTGACCGTCCAGGCCGACCCAGATGATGGTGTTGCGGGTTTTTTCTTCCTTGTACCACTGCTCTGCGACCATGACCGACTTGCGATCGCCCTGGCCGTCCATCTGCCGCTGGTCGGCGCCGAAGCTGACCTTCTCGGCCTTGGCGCCGTACTTGCGTTCGAACTCGCGCTCGCTCATCGAGGTGAGCAGGTAACCGAAGGTGGCGTCGCTGCCGTCCAGTTCGACGCTCCACGGGTCGAACACCACGCGCAGCGGATCTGCCTCCGCCTTGATGCGCGGTTCCTGGTAGCCCATCGCGCGGTCGACATATTCCGGGCGCACGATCAGGTAGCCGATGCCGGTGCGGGCGGCCGATGTCAGTGCGGTGCCGTAATGCGTCTGCGCGCGGCTGGCGTATTCGATGTGGCGGATCATGCCGTCGAGCTGCTCGGACACCTTCACATCCGAGCCCGAACCAACCGGTACCGTGTGGATTGCCGGCGGCGACTTGTTCACCTGGCCGGCGACGTTGGCGACGTACTGGCCGGTGTGATCCATCACCAGGCAGGGCCGCGCGCCGCCCGGGTCGTTCTCGCGCTGCCGCTTGACCGCCTCGTCCCACTGCTGCGGGTTCGACGGGTCGGAGAACTTCAGGTCTTCCTCGATCTGCATGCGCTGCTCGCGGGTCGCGTCGAGCGCGTCCTGGTACATGTCCTGCGCTTGTTTCAGGTCGTTAGCCATTAAAGTGCCCTTGCGCCGGATGCGGCGGATTTAGTGAAGTCATAAGCCGGTGCTTTCTTTTCCTGCAACATGAACGACATCATCAGCGAGTCGGCCATGTTCGGGGACTTGACGCCTCGTGCGCGCATCTCGTCCTTGCTGACCAGCTGGATCAGCCGTGATCCCGACGAGCGCTTACGCTGCTGTCGCACCAGTTCGGCCTTGAGCACGTCCAGGTCCTTGATCGATGACGACAGGCTGATGAGGTCGGCGGGGTCGAAGTACTCGCCCTTGGTGATCGCCTTGTACGTATTCTCGAAGCGGTCGCGCAGCAGCCACCAGCCTTGGGCGCGCAGGTTGCGGAACACGTCCTCATTTTTCTTGTCTTCCTTGTACCGACCTGGCCGCGGCGCATCGCCTGCGCCGAAGCCCTGAACTTCGGTCGACCTGGTGCCGATCCGCTCCTTCAAGCCGACCTTCACGCCGGCGCCCACGCCGATGCTGTCGTAGACGATCACGTCGGCCCGATACTCGAAGGCCTCGTCGAAGGCGAGTGCGATCGCATCGTCGATATCGCCGTGGTCCCACTTCCTGACGTCTTCGACCAGCATGCCGTACCGCTTCGTGACCGCCTTCGCGTCGCTGCCGCTGTCGGCTGGGTCGAAGCCCAGGACACGCTCGCCGCGCGTGCGGTAGTTCAGCTTGAGGTGAGAGTCCACTGCGGCGTCGATCCATTCGGCCTCGATGATCGAATCGTCGTAGTCGGCGTTGCATTCACCTTCCCACACGTGCAGGTACCGCTTGAAGTTGGCCTGCTTGTCCCGCTCCATCTCGACGCGCAGCGTCTCCGGGAAGTACGGGTTGTCCCGGTGCGACACCTTGCGCACGTAGATGTAGTCGTCCTCGAAGAAGTTCTGCTTGTTGATCGCGTCCACATAGGGCGCGACGAACTGCTGGTACGTTGCCGCCTCGGCCTCGTTTGGGTTGAACGAGATCCAGATCTCCGAATTCGTGGCCCGGATGGTGGGGATCAGCACCTTCCAGGTGCCGGCCTGCACCGTCTCGGCCTCTTCGATCCACACCTTCGTGTAGCCAAACTTCGACTTGAGCGATGCGATGTTGCGCGCCAGGCCGACGAACTTGAAGCAGGAGCCATTGCGCCCGAAGATCGCGGTCGCCTGCACGTCGAAAAAACCGCGCAGGCCGAACTTGTCGATCTTCTCGACGATCAGCGCGTAGCTGGAATCCTCGATCGAGTTCTGGAACTCGCGGCCGCACAGGATTTTGTCGCCGTACTTCCATGCGCAGTACACCAGCATCTCGGCGAACTGTTCGGACTTCGCGGCGCCGCGCCCACCGTAGTAGCACTTGATCCGCTTCGGATAGAGCAACGGCTCGAAGGCC